GATCGACAAGACCTTCGTTGCGGCGCAGGTGGCAAAGATCTGCGCTGAACACGAAGTGCAATACTTGGCCTTTGACGTCGCCGGTATGGCCGATTTTGAAAAGGCCTGCGGCGACATTGGCTTTCCCGTGTGGCGCTGGGATGGCCCCGAGGACGTGGGGCTCAAGCTCGTCTGCCATGCTCAAGGCACCAGGGTTGTCTTCGAGGACAAGCAGCTGTGCATGCCGCGCTCGGTGGAGCGTCTTGAGGATAGGATCCTGACCAAGACGATCACGGTCGATACCTCGCCTGTGACCTATTCCTGCGCGGCGAATGCATTCGTGACGTCCGACGGTCAAAAGAACCGGGCGTTCGACAAAAAGAAGTCCCGAGGTCGCATCGACGGCATCGTCACCCTCGCTATGGCGGTCGGGGCGGCTACGTCCGGTGACGTACCTGCCGAGGACTTTCCAGAAGATTACGATACCCCTGTCTGGGGTTAGAAGGGCGCGAGGACCGCAGTATGGGCTTCTGGCGCCGGCTAATTGCTGGGGATTCCGCTCCTCAAAACCGCTACAGCGACATTTCGGTCGATGATCTGGTGGGCGCGTTCGGCGGCATGATCTCCGGGACAGGGTTGCACGTCTCTACGGCCGACGCTTTGACGGTGCCCGGCGTCGCGGCCTGCATCCAGGTGCTGGCCGAAGATTTGTCGAAGGTGCCGCTGGAGCTTTTCCGCAAGACGACCTCCGGGCGCCGAGAAAAGGCGACGGATCATGCGGCTTACGCGCTCCTAAAGGGCCATCCGGCGCCGTGGTTGTCATCGTTCGCCTGGCGGCGTGCGCTGCTCCACAATGCGCTGGCTCACGGCAACGGTTACAGCAGGGTTTGGCGAAGCGAGCGGGGCACGCTCGAAAGGATCACACTCCTCAAGCATGGCCAGACTGCCGTGCGCTGGGCGGCAGACGGTGAGCCATTCTTTGACGTCCACACGGCCGGAAAGATCGAAAACGGTCTGTCATGGCAGGATGTCGTGCACATCCCCTATCGGGGGACGACAGACAGGGGATCGAGCGGCGGAATTCTCGGCATCTCGCCGATCCAGCAGAACAAAGAGACGATCGCTCTGGCCATCGCTGCCGAGCGCTTCGCGGCCAAGTTCTTCTCTAACGGCGCGCGACCCTCGTTCGTGCTGGAGTACGACAAGAAGCTGCCGAATGACGAAGTGGCCGCACGCATGCGGGCCGGCATCGAGCGGGCCTATTCCGGCGTCGACAACGCCTTCAAAATCGCCATCCTCGAGCTCGGCATCAAGCTGAAGGAGTTCTCGTCGAACCCTTCAGACAGCCAGCTTACCGAGACCCGGAAGGAACAGGCGGTTCAGTGCTGCACCATGTTCGGGGTGCCGCCGCACAAGATCGGAATCCTCGACCGGGCGACGAACAACAACATCGAGCACCAGGGCATCGACTATGTCACCGGGCCGGTTTCATCGCTTGCAGAGTGCATGCAATCTGCACTTGAGACGGCATGCCTAACGCCCGACGAGCGCGAGACCTATTACATCGAGTTCAATCTCGACGGCCTGATGCGAGGCGACCTCGCGAGCCGCTATCGGGCCTATGCCATCGGCCGGCAGTGGGGTTGGCTCTCGGCTGACGACGTGCGTGGCCGCGAGAACATGGACGATCTGCCGGAAGGGCAGGGCAAGACCTATTTGACGCCGCTGAACATGATCCCGGCGGACGACGTGCCCGACGAGGACAAGCCCGCGAAGAAGGCCATCCGAGTAGCCGACGCCTTCGAGGTGAAGAGCATCACCGGTCAGTGGCCACAAGACGCCACGTCATCCGCCAACTAAGGAATTTGAACATGTCGCTCGCACTTCGGGCGCTCACGGCGGAGCCGTGGGCCATTGAACCGTCTTGGCTCCCGCTCCTCGCCGCTCTCGCGCAGCGCAACTCTTCCGCGCCGGAGATCGAGGCGGCGAAGGAGTACCAGAAGCGCGATTATGATCTGATGGCCGGTCCAGGTGCCCAGAAGCTGGCAGGATCCTATCGATCCTATGCGGTGGACGGCGTGGCGGTGATCCCGGTGACGGGTCCGATCTTCCCGCGGGCGAACATGATGACCGAGATGTCGGGTGCGACCTCGGTCACCATGCTGCAGAACGATTATCGTGCGGCCCTCGCCAATGGCGACATAGGCGCGATCATGCTGCTGATGGACAGCCCAGGCGGCGCCGTCTCAGGCATCAACGCCTTCGCAGACACCGTGTTCGCCGGCGCCAAGAAGAAGCACACCGTGGCGTTCGTTGCCGGACAGGCGTGCTCGGCGGCATACTGGATCGCAGCATCCGCCTCCGAGATCGTCCTCGAGCGCACCGGCATCGTCGGCTCCATCGGTGTGGTTGTTGCCATGGCGAAGCAGAAGGAGACCGACGCCAACGGCTACGTCGACATTGAGATCGTAAGCTCGAACGCGCCGAACAAGCGTCCGGATCCTGAATCCGAGGAAGGCCGCAGCGAGATCGTGTCGATGCTGGACGCGATCGAGACGCTTTTCATCGCCGACGTCGCGCGCGGCCGCGGCGTCTCGGCGGCCAAGGTGAAATCCGACTTCAAACAGGGCGGCGTCGACATCGGCGCGGCAGCTGTAGCGCTCGGCATGGCCGACCGCGTTCAAAGTCAGGAGGCGACGCTCGGCGCCCTCCGGCGCGGCGTCGCCAGTCAGCGAAAGCTGCAGTCCCTGAAGCAGTAATTCCACGGCGAAGGCCAAGGAAGACGGGCGCCTCACGGCGCCTTTTTTAATGGGCGAAAGGAGAACTCAATGCCCAAGGATATCGTCAGCCTTCGTCAGGACCGTGCGAAGGCCTATGAAAAAGCGACTGGCCTCGGCAGTGCCGCGACCGACGAAGAGCATGCGGCGCTCGACGCTGCGCTTGGCGAAGTCGAAACCATCGACAGGCAGATCGCGACCGCTGAGCGCATGCAGCGCCTGCGCGGTAGCAGCGCGCTGAGCGGCGAGGACGTCAGCGGCAATGGGGCGACCTTCGGTTCGCTTGGCGAGCAGCTGGTGGCGGTTGCCCGTGAGAAGATCTCGGGTCAGCGCGATCCGCGTCTCTCCTGGCAGACTTTCCAGGCCGCGGCCGGCATGAACGAAGGCGCCGGTGCGGACGGCGGCTTCCTCGTGCAGCAGGAGTTCTCCACCGAGCTCCTCAAGCTGGCGTTCGATGGTGCAGTTCTCGCTCCGCTCACCCGCCGCGTCCCCATTGGCCCCAATGCCAATGGTCTGCGGATCAACGCGGTGAAGGAGAGCAGTCGTGCCACGGGATCCCGCTTCGGCGGCATCCGCGGCTATTGGACCGCAGAAGGTGGTGAAAAGCTCGCCTCGCAGATGAAGTTCCGACAGATGGACTTGAAGCTGCACAAGCTCGCCGGTCTCGCCTATGTGACTGATGAGCTGCTGGAGGATGCGACGGCGCTGGAGAGCGTCCTGAAGCAGGCCTTTGCCGACGAGTTCGGCTTCCTGGTCGACGACTCCATCTTCGAAGGCACTGGCGCCGGGCAGCCGCTCGGCATCATGAATTCGGGTTCGCTCGTCACGGTGCCGAAGGAAACGAGCCAGACGGCCGATACGGTCACAGTCGAGAACATCGTCAAGATGTGGTCGCGCATGTGGTCGCGTAGCCGCCGCAACGCGATCTGGACCATCAACCAGCAGATCGAACCGCAGCTCTTCACCATGAAGATCGGCGACACCCCGGTCTATCTGCCGGCCGGCGGCATCTCGGCGGCGCCGTACGCCACGCTTATGGGGCGCCCCGTCGTTCCGACCGAGTTCAACTCCGCACTGGGCGACAAGGGCGATATCGTCCTCATGGATCTGAGCCAGTACCTGCTGATCGAGAAGGGCGGCATCAAGTCCGACGTCTCGATGCATGTGCGGTTCGTCTATGACGAAATGACCTTCCGCTTCGTCCTGCGCGTCGATGGCCAGCCGATCTGGGATGCTCCCCTGTCGCCGTTCAAGGGCACCGACACCCTGTCGCCGTTCGTAACGCTCGCCGAACGCGCCTGATCGCGCGGCGCTCGATCTCTGCTGCCACTTCGCGCCCGGATTGACCCGGGCGCGCTCATCATCCCCGCACTCCCATTGATGGAGAATTCCCATGTTCAACGCTCTTCAGAGCGAAGGCGTGGCAGTGGCTGGTCGCATCAAGCCCGATGCGGCGGTCGCCGGCACGTACACTAGTGTCTGGATCCCGATCGCGACCTATGGCGCGCTACTCGCCATCATCTCGGCTGGTGATCTTGGCACTTCGGCGACGGTCGACGCCAAGCTTCAGCAGGCGAAGGACGTCAGCGGCACCGGCGCCAAAGACGTCACCGGCAAGGCGCTGGTGCAGCTGACGCAGGCCGGTACCGACAAGTCGAACAAGGACGCGCTGATCAATATCCGCGCGGAGGAGCTCGACCGTAACAACGGCTTCACCCATGTCCGGCTGTCGGTCACCGTCGCGGTTGCGACGAGCGACGTCGGCGGCATCGTGCTT